GGTGGTCAATAGGTAGGTAACTACAATTAACTCCTGCGACATTGTCCCGCTCCAAAGCCTCTCCGGCGGTCATAAGGCAACGCATTGAGGGCATCACATCGAGCCGCTCGATAGCGTCTCCTAGCTCAAGGGCCTCGTCGGCTGTGATTGCTTCTCTTTCTTGCCAGAACTCCACGTACCGGTCTACGGTCTCGGGCCAAGTCTCCCTGCGCCCCTCATCAGGCAGCCAACGCGCATAGCGAGAAGCCGCAATAAATTCCTGGTACTGTTCCATTTACTTGTCTTCCTCTACGCTAATGTCCTCAAGGACAGTGTTCATTGCTTCTCTCCTACGTTAATGTCGAGTTCATCCCTAAGGTACCGAACGACGCCGCACAGGTGTCCCAAAGAGTTCTTTGTGTGGTCATCCAAGATGTCTCTCAGCCGGTCCACATGCTTCTCGTCCAGCTCGATGGACATCTCAGTCCAGTCAGCGTTTTTGCCATCTACCCGGCGCAGGTAATCCATCCCGCCGTCTACCGCAACTCGCTCGTCTGACGTGATGCACCCACACTGTACGTAGTCATGTCGGTGGGCACTCCAAGGTGCCTCACCGCAGTTGTTACACCGTACCTGATTTGAAAGAATCATTCGACCAGATGCCCCATTTGTACAATGAATTTAGCGGTCTCCAGAAGCCCAATTGAGTCCGAGACTTGGCGTACGTCAGTAATGAGGCTGAACCCCTCCTCGGTGCGTACCACCATGAAGAACTCCGTGCTGGTTAAGTCAGCCAGTTCGGACTCCTCGAGGGCGTCCATAAGGACCTCCTTCAGGGGCCGCTTGGCCTTACCTTCTGCCTTGAAATTGCCCTCGACTACCTTCATCGCTTCGCTCCTCGCTTAGGGGGCTGGACCTGTACAGCCTTGTGTACTGCCCCGGGGCCCAGCTCAGCCTTTATGCGCTGCGCCTCCTCCCACGAATTGGTCATGGCTTCCCATGAGTTCGTCTTAGGGGAGGTGGGGCCCCCTACCATATAAATCGTCGCCGGCTTGCTCACTGCCCTTTCTCCTTCGCTTCGAGCCATAGTTCGGCGTAGTGGATAATCTTACGGATGTCCTCCACGCCCCCTTTCTTGTCCGCCCGGGTGGCGTACTTGATGATGTTCGCCGGACAGTACTCCATGTTGTTCGCCATGATGTACTCGATAGGCTGAATGGCACAGTCCTTGTAGTGGTTGCCTCCTACCTGCCGCTCCAGAGCAGGAGCGCTGCAAGTAAACGTCTCGTTGGCCCGGTCCCAGTCTTCAGGGGTGGCCTGACTGAGCCCTGAACGCTGCCCTCTGTATTCACCTTCAATCATCAATAAACGCCTCCAACTCTTCCATTCTCTCTGCTACCCGGAAGTCGAACCGGTCGAGTAGCTCCTCTGGCGTCACTTGAAGCAGCTCTAAGATGTCTTCAACGTCAGCCTTGGCTAATAGTTTAACACACAACTCATCAAATGTGTCCATCAGCGTACTCCTTAAGGTCCACCCCATCGACGAACCACATGAAACCCTCCTTGTCACACCACTGAGCCATCGTGAGCATCGCCCCTTTGCTGACCTTTTTGAACGGCGACGAAAGGAAGAACACCAGTTCCTGGTTATCCGGCAGACAGTCCCGAATGGCTTTATACTTCTGCCGGTCTCCTGCCCGGAAGTACCCCTTTACCTCAACCAGTATCTGGTCTCCGTTCGGGTATGTGTAAACGAAGTCAGGGCTGTACATCCGCTGTGTCTGGTACGGTACTCGGAAGGGCTCATACTCCCATTCCTTTCCCAGAAGACCCGCTACCATAGCCTCAAGTTTACTCTTAAACTGCGGCATTAGAATCCCTCCGGAATCTCAAGTGTTTGCGGTTCACGTACCACCTTAGTGAGGTACCTAGGGCCGCTTGCGTAGTGGAAGACGCGCAAGTCTGGCCAGCACGTATGCTTGTGCTCGCAGTATGCGCAACCCGAAGGCAACTTCATGTTTCCACTCTTCCCATCCGGCACTGGGTCGTAACAGGGTTCTGGCAAAGGACCGGAGACGAGCTTTTTTACGTCGCTTACCCGCTGGGTCACGCTCCAGTCCAACGCCTCAGCGTACGGTGTGTCCTCGAGCTCCTCGTCGTACTGCAGCCACGCCAACGTGCCGTTCTGCTTGTCCATGGCAAGCCAGCCGTACGTAGTGTCCCCCTCTGCGTGAGCGTAGGAGCGCAGCTGTGGAATGTACCCAAACGGGTCATCCTCGTGCAGCGTGTTGCGTTGGAACTTCTTGAACCCGAAAGATGAACAGCTCTTAACGTCCATCAATACGCCGTCGATGCGTCCGTCGATGTGTCCCTTCACTCCGCCTACGTCCACCTCCTTCTGCTGGTCGCTTACAGTGTGGCCGGCCACTTGGGCTAAGGCGAGGAGTAGGGCCTCCACAACGTGCCCGTACAGGAACTTGAGGTAGGTAGGCCCACGGAGAGGCTCCCCCTCAGCTCCGTGGTACCCAAGGTGCAGCTTGCGGTCAGGCTTTCCGATTGCTGAGAGACGTAGGCGACCCGAACGCTCCTGCTCCGGCTGCAGCTGCTCCTTCAGGACCTCGGCCATTGCAGCACCGAAGGCATCGCATTGTTCGTCGAGGTCTACGTCCTCTGGAATCTCCTTGGTCTCCAACAAGCGGTAGATGTCTGTGACGAGCGTGTCTACGGTGCGGCTCATTAGTGTACTGCCTTAGAGCCCAGCGTATCGCCGAGAAGCTCCACGGCACGCGCTGTCATGGCCACAGCGACAGCCTCCCGAAACTCCTCGGAGTACTCAGACTCCCCGAACACTTTGGCACACGCCGCACCTAAAACTTCGCTGCCTACTACGTCCGTGTGGTCGCTTGCCAAGTAATGGGCAACAACCTCTGAAAACATGTTCAGCAAACGTGATTCTTTCTTGGTCATACAATGTTACTCCTAGTGAGTTTGGGACCAATCAGGCCCGATTTGATGGCTACCCGCAAGTGGACAGCGTAGGTTGTAGTACTGGCCTGCAGCCACGATAGACGCAGAGGCAATCCTACCGAATCGTTCAGCGTGAGCCCTTAGGACCTCTGCCTGAACCTCGTCGTGAATGTTGCCTACAAAACGGTACTCCAACTTGGACTGACGTGCGCACTGGTCCATTATGACCAACGCACGCTTCATGATTACTGCCCCTGCTCCTTGAAGTAGGGTATTAAGAGCCGCATGGCTGCTACGTACTTGTAATCTTCGACCGTCCAGCCCCTGTAACCATCCGCGTCGAGCAGCCTCTGTAACTCGCTTTCTAAGCGCCTTGAGAGCGGGAGTGTTTCGGAGGAACTTCTGCTTAAGTCGCTTTCCATCTGCCGCAGTTCCTCCAATAATGCTCCCAATCTTTGCGTCTCCTGCGCCATACAAGAATGCGTAGATGAAAGTTTTCGCAATGTCTCGCGTCTCAAGACCCGCTGCTCGCTGGTTGATGGAATGGATGTCTGTTCCTTCATTCTTGTCTCCCTCTACAATAGCTTTGATGTACTCCGGGTCGTTCATGTAGTGAGCCAGCATGCAGAGCTCTAGCCCGTCTGCGTCACACCCTACCAGCACCTTACCGTCTTCTACAATCCAACAGGAGCGGCACTCAGGGCCGTACCAGCTGTACGACGCAGGCACCTGTGCCATATTGGGTGCGCTGTGCGTCATGCGTCCCGTAACGGCACCGTTGGAGTTGACGTAGCCCCGCACGCGTCCGTCAGGCTGGTCCTCGACCGCCTCAAGCCAGGATTGTATCTGTGCTATTCGCTTGGTGACCGTGAGGTACTTGGCGATGAGCTGGGCTTGAGGAATGTCCGTGACTCCCTCGAGCTCTTCCTCTGATACAACAGGTTGTCCTGTTTCGGTGAACTTGGTAGGCACCCAGCCAAACCGCTGCAGGTATGCACCGATTTGTTGTCGGGACCCCAGATTAAATTCTGGAAAATCAATACGAGTACAAGGACCAGCAATATCCTGAAGGGCGCGTTCCCCGTACCACTTGAGGCCGACCACCGATAATGTGCCGTCCTTCTTGTACTTGGGTGTAATCTCCTTAACCGGTTGCGCATACGGTCGAAATACTTCACGCACCTCGTCTTCCAGTTCAAACTTCTTCTCCTTGAGTTCGGCCAGCAAGTCCCAGCACTTTTCCTGGTCCAGTAGCCAGCCGTTGTTCATCTGGTCCTGAATAATCCACGCGACCTCGTGCTCCAGCTGTATGGACTCTTCTGAGAACCCCTGAAGCTCCTTCGTTACTGCTTTGTGTACTGCCCGGACGAGCTCAACGTCTCGACGCATGTACCTACGCATGTCATCTGAGAGTTGGGACCAGTCGCTGTGGTCTCCCTTTGGGAAGTTAAGCCGCTCACCCCAAGATTCGAGAGCATGACCGCCGCTACGAGAAGGCGAGGCCAGACGCGAGAGGACCAGAGTGTCGAGTTGGTTCTCTCGGCGTGTAGGAGCACCAAGCAGACGATGGTTGATAGGATAATCGAAGCCAATCCCATTATGTGCATAGTACGTGTCCTCTTCGTTGTACGGAAAGGAGGTAGGGTGCAGCAGCTCAGTGTACTCACCGTTCTCGTTCTCGATGCCAGCACACCAGACACGTTTAGGGTTCAGCCCGTCAGTCTCAATGTCGAAGTACTGGTTCATCAATCACATCTCTCCAAAGCGTGAATCGTACATCTCGTGGGCAACGTCGATGCCCTGCCAGTTGTCAACCCCCGCCGCCTCAAGGCACTGGAGCCACCGTTGGTCCTCAATAAGTCGGGAGTACTCAGCCCTCTGCTCTGCCGTACCATGGGTCTCTACTAGGTCCCGCAGTGTGGATTTTCGTTCAGAACTCACCATTAACCTCCTCAACCGGTGCGGCGCACTCGGTCATCCTGTGTGTGAACTTGTCGTACGACAGGTAGCACGCTGTGCCAACGTCGCCGGCCCACCGGTTCTTGTCCACCACAACCTTAGTAGTGTTGGCCACTACAGGGTCCTCATTGTGCTTATCACGCTCCAAAAAGATTACCGCATCTGCCAGCTTCGAGATTCCCTTGGACCCCCTCAGCGTACGGTCACCCGATGTGTGGCACACAAGGTGCAGGCCGATGTCCAGCTCGTGTACCAGACCCACAAAGTCAGTCATGAGCTCGTCGATGCCAGACCAGTCGCCTGTCGCACCCTGTACGCTACTCAAAGCGATGTGCAGGTGGTCCAGTACAATCCAGTTGCATCCCATGGCGTGTTTCATGTACCGAACACGCGCCTTGAGGGTCTCCAAGTTGTTCTGCCAGCCCTTGTGGTCCAGCAGCACAAAGCGGTCACCCCGGGTAGCCAGCTCCCAGTACTTGCGAAGCTCGTCGTCCGGAATGGTGCCAAGCTCCTTGTGCAACGGACGCTCGGCCATGAACGACATCCAACCTAGGGTAGTCTTAGCTATAGACTCCTCGAGCATCAGGCAGCCAACAATCTCGTCCTCGGACTGTCGAATGAGGTAATCCTGAATCTCTCGCATCGTCTGCGACTTACCGATGCCTGTGTCTGCGGCCCAGATGACAATCTCTTTTCTCCGCATGCCCATCAGGAGGTCGTTAAGACCGTCCCAAGGGTACGGGATTGAGGGAGTGTCACGGTACTCCAGAACGGCATCCCATGTCTCACTCACCTTCACGATGCCATCAGGCTGGTAAGACTTTGCATCCCACCATGTTTTCACAAACTCACGTACCTTGCCTTGCTCCAGCATTGCGCCGGCGTCCTTCATGGGCAGGTTCACCACCTTCACCTTGTTAGGTGAGAAAAGGTCCTTCACTGCGTCTACCGCTTCGCGTCCAGCGTCGTCGGCGTCAAAGCACAATACGATGTTGTCGTACCCCTCCAGGAATTCCAACTGTGCCTTTACGTCACGTGCGGCAGATGATGCACCGTCACGGAGGGACACTACGTCCCACTTTCGGTCGAACATTTCGCTGACCGCCAAGGCGTCTATCTCGCCCTCCGTGATAGTTATGAACTTGCCTCGGCCCTTACACTGCTTCTGGCCGAACAAGCCTGTGTCTGTACGGTCCCCGGTCCACTGGAAACCCTTCGTTGCGCATGTGCGCTTCTTCGTGGCAGTTAGCTCGCCGGTCTTGGTGTTGTACACCGGGTACCAGTGATGCGCTATCTTGCCGTCTGGTCCGTAGTCCACAGTGACGCCAAACTTGGCACACGTCTCTTTCGAGATACGTCGGTCACCGATTGCCGCTACTTGTCCGCTCATTTCAAGTCTCGTTCGGTTCTGGCTAGTTAAGGAGGACCCCGAACTGGGGACCCCCTCTCCGTAAACATGGTGTGTGCAGGAAGGCGTGAAACAATGCTCACCGCCATTATCGTACACAGCCACGTTGTCCTTGGAGCCGCATAGGAGGCACTCCTTGCGCCCCACTACTCGGCCATTGGGGAGCTCAGGACGCATTAAAACTCGTCCGGAACGTAGTCCCCGTCGTCGTTGTCCGCCAGCTCAACGATACGAACCTTGTTGAGGTAGGTGGAAACACCGTGGACAGGATGGGCGTCACCCGCCTTCCACAGTACCCGCACTTTGGAGCCGTACGGAATCTCGCCAGGAACGGGGTTACCCGCAAGGTCAAGCACGTCCACCTTGTACTTCGAGGCGAACTTGCGTTGGGCCACACCTTCGTACTCTCGCAGCTTGATGCCCATGTCGGCCAAGGCCGAAGCAGCAACATCATCCAGACGGATTACGAGCGAGTAGCGCCCGGTTGACTGGCCCTGATAGGACTCCATTTCGTCAAGGTTTGAAAAGGCAACCACGCCTGTTGTTACAATACCGGTCATAAGTCATGTCCCTCCAAGGGATTGAAAGTGGGAAAGTTAAAAGGCTCTTTCCCGTAGCCTATACGCTATTGTACCACGAGTCTGCTACTTTGTGTCCGGGTTGATTACCGCCTGTCCGGAGATACAGGTACCACTCACTAAATAACCGCCTAGCGCCACACACCAGCGCTCTCGCTCGCTGTCCTGCGCTATCGAGAGAGCTATCACACCCACTAGGATTACCAAGTAGACAGACCCTAATATAAGCAGGAACTTGCTAAACATGTCATTCATCTCCCGCCTCCTGCGGTGTAGCCGCTGCCGTTGAGGGCTTTTACAGCCAAGTGCATACCCGCTCTTGTCACTATGTAGTGCTTGGTGTAGCCGCCTAGTTCGTAGCCCTCTCTTACTGAGTGCGTATTAG